GACCTGCAGAGGCGCCCGTCCACGGCGATCGTCGAGGCCGGCGTCGAGCTGTGCCGCACGCTGCGCCCGGACGGGTTCGGCGTCGAGACCAACCAGTTTCAGGAGCTGCTCGCCAATGACTTCCTGCGAGTCAGCGCCCAGCACGGTGTCACGCTGCCGCTGTACAAGTTCAACAACTTCGTCAACAAGCAAGTGCGGATTCGGCGGTGCGGGCCGTGGCTGGCCCAGAAGCGGTTGCGGGTCAAGGCGGGGAGCGTTGGCGGGCGGCTGCTGGTCGACCAACTGATGGCGTTCGGTGAGGACAGCAAAGAGCACGACGATGGGCCGGACGCGTTGGAGATGCTCACGCGGTTGCTGACCCACCTCGTGCAGGGGCGGGCGGCGAGCGTGAGCAAGGGTCATCACAGCGGATTGGAGATGGTGACGACATGAACGCAGGCGAAGACTGGCGGATGATCGTGATTCAACCTGGGTCCGTTGTCAAGCTGTGGGGCGGTGTATGCGCCAAAGTCACGGCGGTCTTGGTTGGCATGGACGGCGAGCTGCAATATCGCGTTGTTTACTGGAACGGCAACCAGTTCACCGAGATTTGGGTTGTTGATGATTTGATTGACAAGCAAGAGGAGTCGCTGAGAGAGGCGTACAAGACGCCTATCGGATTCAAGGCGATCAATGGAGTTCCGCGATCATGAGCAAGAACAACGGCAATGGCAACGGACATGTGAACGGCGCCAACGGCACGCCACTCGATGCTCCGCCGCCGCTCGAATCACGGACGGCCGCCGACCTGCGTGAAGAGTACCGACGCACTGCTTACGCCAACAAGCTTCGCGCCGAGCAAGTGCGAGCCCGGCTCATCGAAACCGTCTTTCCGGGTGCGTCCGGCGCCTGGGGCACGCCGGTCGATCTGCGGCAACGCTATCCCGACCAGGGCGACGGCTTCACCGGCGCCGGCCTGATTCAGTCCACGGACCCGCGCGAACGGCAGCGCGGCACGCCCTACTTCTCATTCCGCAATTACGAGGAGCTGCGCGGCATCTGGTCGGTTGCGCGTCGACTCGAATCCGAGAATGAGCAGATGGGCGGGCTGCTGCGCGGGCTCACCGGCTACATCGTCCACACGGGGTACACGTACCGTGTCGTGCCGCGCAAGGGCGTTGACGAGAAAGAGGCGGCCAAGCGGATGTGCGAGGCGCAGCGCGTGCTCGACGAGTTTGCCGACGTGTCGATGTGGCCCGAGCTCGAGGCGGAGATCTTCGTGCGGTCGGTTGTGGACGGCGAGGCGACCTGGCGGCACTTCGATGGCGGCGAGACGCTTCAGGTGCGTCGAATCGAAGCTGAGCAGATCGTGAACCCGCCAGGCGAGGCCGACGGTGTGCAATGGGCCTACGGTGTGCGCTGCGACCCAGACGACACTGAAACCGACGAGATGTACGGCGTCAACTACAGCGGCGACAAGGACGATTGGCAAGACATTCCGGCCAGCGAGTGCGAGCGGATCAAGCGGAACGTGCCGCGCAATTGCCGGCGCGGGCTCAGTGACTTTTTCTGTGGCGTGGGTGACGTGGCCGCCGAGACTCGCAAACTGCTCGAATACATGCGCAAGGGCGCCACCGTCGTGGCTGGCGTGGCGTGGTTCGAGAAACACATGACGGCGACGAAATCGGAAGTGGAGAGCGCACATGACGCCCTGGCGACGTTGCAGCGCACGGTCACGAATCCGGACATGAGCCAGTCAACGATCCGCGAACGCCGCATGCTGCCAGGCTCGGTCGTCGGCATCGACGGGCAGAAAGACATCCTGCCGCCGCCGCTGGCGCAGAACACGCCTCACTTTTCCGAGGTCGCACGGCTCGCTCGACAGTCGGTGTGCGTGCGGTGGAACGCGCCCGAGTCGCTGCTCGGCGATGCGTCCAATGGCACGTTTGCGTCGCTCGGCATCGCGGAGTCGCCGTTCGTGCGGACAGGCGAGATGGAGCAATGGAAGTACGCGCGGCGGTTTCGGCGGACGCACATCCGCGCGATCAAGCACGCGATCGGGCTGGGGCGGTTGCCTGACGACACGCTTGCGTATGTGGACGTCGAGGCGGTGCCGCCGTCGCTCGTGGTGCGGTCGCAGCTCGACGAGGCGAACATGCGCAGCCGCAAACTGCAAGACGGGTACATGAGCCCGCAGCAGGCCGCGCAGCAGGATGGCGAGGATTGGGAGCGGGTGCGGAAGGACATCGAGGCGGCGAAGGCGGCGGGCTGGATGCCGCCGGGTACGGTGCCGGCTGCGCCGCTGCCGGGTGCGGTCGTGCCTGGCATGTACGAGGGGCAGCGTCGCGACCCGTTTGCGTGGCTCAGGGAGTGACGTATCGTGCCCACGCTCATCGATCTGCCCGGCCGCCACGGTCGCGCGGCCGACGCCTATTTCGAGCGGGCCGTCGCGATGGGGCGGCGGGCCCTGCATCTCATCTCTCATTCGGCTGTCGAGCGACTGCTCACGAACCCGTACGGCATGGCGGCGACCGGCGGCCGGTTCTTTGACGACGCTGAAACAGCCAAGCTCATCCAGACCCTCGCGGCGACGATCGGCACGGCGGATCTGCTGGGCCGGGCCCAGGTGCGTCAGCAGTGGCTGGCAACGCTTGCGGCTCACGGTCAGACGCCGCCGCTCACGGAGTTGCAAGCGGCGCGGCTGAACACGTATCTGCACGCGTGGCTCGTCGAGGATGAGCGCGAACGCGAGCGTGACTCTGCACCCGAGCCCCTTCTGCCTGTTGACGCCCTGGCCTACTTTCGCTCGCTCGTGCCCGTGCTCGGCGTCACGCTTGACCCGCAGCGCTGGGGCGTGGACTTGCGACGTCGCGTGTTCACGATGGCGGCGGCGACCGATCGCCACATGCTCGACACGGTGCAGCGGATCATCGCCGAGCGGATCGAGAGCGGTGAGGTGGGTGGCGGGCCCGCGGCGATCCGTGACGTGCTCGAACGCGCTGGCGTTGCACCTGCCAACCCGTCCTACGCGGAAATGGTGTTCAGGACCAACGCCGTTGACATCTACAACCAGGCGGCGGACGAGGAGCGGCGTGATGACGACGTAATCGAGACGTTCCCGGTTTACGAATACATGAATCCCGAAGATGAGCGGTCGCGGGAAACACATGCTGCCCGCAACGGCAAGTACTATCCGTCGTCTGTTCCTTTTGTAACAGTGCGTGGAACTGGCATCGAGGATGCGGCCAACTGCCGGTGTACGTTTGCGTCAATCAGCAAGTGGCGTTGGGCACAACTCAAGGCCGCTGGCGCACGCATCGCGGACGGTTACGAGGATGTGCTGTCAATGGACGAGATCGAGCGGCAGAGGGCGGTGATCAGGCCGGCGGCGGTGGCGTGAATTTGCACACTGACCGGCAAAAGTCGCGTGCGCAAATTTGACGAATTGCGCGCACTTTTGGCATGATCAACGTCCATGAAGCGTCGCGGGGCACAAGTTGTGCAAGTCGTCGAACTGGTCGAATCGGCCTTTTTCGACAGGAAACCGGAGATCGACCGCGAAAAGTGCGTGGTCAAGAACGTCAAGATCCTGGGCCCGCAGTCGCGCAACGCCCCGCCGCACAACAACGCCTATCCAGAAACGACCCGCCGCAACGCCATCAACGTGCTGGAAGGCGGCCGCTGTTTCATCAACCACGACGACGACTCCCGCAAAGCCGGTGCGACTCGCAAGTACGGCGATTCGTTCGGCGTTCACAGCAACATTCGCGAGGGCGGCGACGGGCTCTACAGCGACTTCCACTACAACCCCAAGCACGCCCTGGCCGAGCAGTTCCTGTGGGATTGCGAGCACGCCCCGCAGAACGTCGGATTCTCGATCGCCACGAACGGCCGGAAGCGTGTGAGCGGCGGGCAATCCATCGTCGAGGAAATCCTGTTCGACCGCAACCAGCACAGCATCGACCTGGTGTGCAAAGGGGCGACAACCAATTCGATCAGCGAAAGTGAGAGACGCATGAGCACCAAGAACGGCACGAAGACGACCACGCCGCGAGCCCTGCTTCGCGAGGTGTTCAAGGGCAACGCCCCGATGATCAAGATCGTCGAGGAAGAGTTGCCGGCGGCTGAGGCCGATGCGTCGATGCCCGCGCCGGCTGAAGGCGAGACGGCCGATCCGATGGACGCCGGGTTTGCGGCGATGCTCAAGAAGCTGATCGACCAGTACGCCGCCGGCGACATCGACCTGCAGGCGCTGATCGGCAAGCTCAAGGACATCGACAAGGCCTGGACGAAGCTCAGCGGCGAGGAGCCAGCGGCCGCGCCGACCGAAGAGAAGCCAACAACCGAGGGGCAACGGACCGACAACCCGACGCTCGGTCAACTCCAAGAAGAGTTGCGGGTGTTGCGGCACGAGCAGCTCGCCGGCAAGGTGTGCGCGGCGGCTGGCGTGGTGCCCAGCGGATTGCTGACGCACGCTCTCAAGACGGCCAAGGACGAGGCGGAAATGAAAACGCTCGTCGAGGAATTCAAGACGCTGCAAACGGCTGGCGCGTCGAGCGGCCAGCAGCAAGGCAGCGGCAAGGCCCGCAGCGCCGGAACGACCCAGCCAGCGGGCGGCGCGAACAGCGGCAACGGCAAGAGTGGCGCTGGCACCGGGCCGATCAGCGAGTCGCTCAAGCCGTCCACGATGAGCGCGGCGGATCGCATCGCGTTCCTCCGCAACGGTCGGCTGCCGGCGCCCGCCGCCGCGAAGTGAATCACGCGGCTGGGCCGTAGTAGGAAACGGCCGCAGCCGCACAGACCACCGGGTTGAAGCGGTGGCGCTCGGCGGCAAAAGGGCACCGCACGCCGAGCTTGACCGGGTTAGTGTAGCAGTCAACACGCGTGGCTCATAACCACGAGACCGCAGGTGCGAATCCTGCACCCGGCATTTGATCAGTCAGCAGCAGTCAGCAGTCACAGGGCAACGCACGAGGATCAGTCATGACGATGCCAGTTCACAAAACGCCGCCCGATTACATCAACGGGAACTTCGTCCACAAGGAATCCGTCCAGGCTGACCCCGGCGACATGCTGTGGCTTGACCCAGCCGACTCGTACAAGGCGAAGCCGGCATCGTCTCTAAGCGACCAGGGCAGCGACACGCTCAACCAGGCGCTGTTCGCGTCGTTGTTTGCCGGGTTCTCGCTCAGTCAGCAACTTTCGACCGATTCGACGGCACGCGGTGCACGCATCCTCACCGAGGGCGACATCGAGCTGACGTGCGAATCGGCCACGTTCGCGCCCGGCGATTTTGTGACTCCGACCGACACGGCCGGGGTGCTCAGCGACCAGAGCGTGCAGAAGACGACCGACGAGACGCTCGCCATTGGCAAGGTGATCAAGCGGTATTCGTCGTCAACGACCAAGGTGTGGGTGCGGTTCAAGGCACCGTTGCTCACCGGGCCGAGCAGCGGCGGTGGCGGTGCGAGCGCCGACATCACGGGCACGCCCGGCGATGCGGCCGGCGACGCAGGCGGCACGGCGACGATCACCGGTGGTGCTGGCGCTCCCCACACGACCGGCACGGCCGGGGCTGGTGGTGCGGCGAGTGGTGCGGGTGGTGCTGGCGGGCTCGCGACCTCTGGCACAGGCGGCGCGGGCGGCGCTGGCTCGTGGAAAGGCGGCGCCGGCGGCACGGCCACGACTGGCACAGCCGGGGCGGGCGGTGCGAACACTGCCTCCGCCGGGGCCGGTGGCGAGGCAACTGCTGCCGCTGGCGCTGGCGGCGCGGGCGGTGCTCTGACCGCAAGCGGCGGTACCGGCGGCGCGGCGTCTCATGCTTCCGGCGGTGCTGCCGGGGCCGGTGGCGCAGTCACGACTCGCGGCGGTGCTGGTGGCGCGGCTGCTGGCACGGGCGCGGCAGTCGGCGGTGCTGGCGGCGCATGGTCCGGTGGCGGTGGAGTTGGTGGCACGGCAGCCGGCACGTCGGCCGGTGGCGCTGGCGGTGCAGTCACGCTCTCGTCCGGGACCGGCGGTGCAAAGACAGGGACCGGCGCGGCGTCTGGCGGCGTTGGCGGCGCGATCGGCATCACCTCGGGTGACGGTGGGGCCACGGCGTCGAGCGGTTCGGATGCGGGCGGCGCGGCCGGCACGATCACGATCACCGGCGGGGCCGGCGGCGCGGCATCGGCTGGCACGGGCAACGGTGGGGCTGGCGGCTCGATCGTGCTCGTTCCTGGCGCTGGTGGTACAAGTTCCGGTGGCACGGCGGGGGCGCGTGGCACGGTCACGGCAACTGGATTCATCGCCAAGTCGGCGCAGGCCGCCGCTATCACCACAACCAGAACTCTTACGGCTGCGGATTCAGGCGGCATCTTTAGCGTCGCCAAGACATCGGCGTATGCCATCACTCTGCCTACGCCGCAACAAGGGCTGAAGTTCAAGTTCCTGGTCATTGATACGGGGGCCAACATCGTCACGATTTCCGACGGCAGCGCCCATCTCTTGGGCACGGTGTCGGTCAACAACGTCAATACCGCCATGACCGGAACTACGCTGAGCCTTGCCTCGGGCGGTTCAGTAGGCGACTGGGTGGAGTTTGAGGGGATCAGCTCGACCCAGTACCTCGTCACGGGCGCCTGCATCGCCGCCGCGGATATCACGATCGCGTAATAGCAAGGCGGAAGTGGACAGCAAGGAAACGGCACGATGACGAAGTTCGACGAGACATGCAGCGAGATCAGTCGGCGGCATCAATTGCAGGCCGACTACGAGAAAACCATCGCGCTGCTGCATGCACTCAAAGCTGGCGAGGTAGCACTCGACCAGGTGACGATGACGCCGGACGGCGGTTGGAATTTCAACGCAGCACCGCCACTCGTCGCACCGCCATCGCTGGCCGCTGTCCCCGAAGCAATCAAGGAACGTCTCGCCGGCAACGGCACGATCAAGACATGCACCGAGTCAGACAGTGACGCCGGCAGCGACGCCGGCAATCAGGAGTGAGACCATGCGAGCACGAGAAATCCGCAGCTTGTTCCAGGGCCGCATCCGTGAGGCCCACGACGCTGGCCGCGAGTACCGCAGCGGCTGTAGCGCGTTCCTGCGCGACTGGAACGAGGCGCTGGGCCTCAATCCCGCGTGGGACGGCGAGCGCGGCGACAGTTGCTATCTCACCGAAGAACTGCGGCCGACGTTCGGCGAAGGGCGGTTCAGCCCGAAAGAGGTGTCGATCGCGACGCTGTGCGAAGCGATCGTGGGGCGGGACGCTCGCGATGAATTCTACGGCCCGTCCAGCTCGTTCAGTATGGCGACGTTGCGTGAGGCCGCCATCGATCCTACGGCGTTTCTGAACATTAATTTGTTCAACCTTGCGACCGCTGGCCTCGTCAACGCACGTATGCTGGAAGGCTTCAATAAGCCCGAGTACATCGGCCGCGGCCTGGTGACCGTCGTTCCCACGAACATGAACGGCCACAAGATCATCGGCACGACGGGGATTGCACCGCAGACCGTTGCCGCCAAGAACCGGGCGCCGGGGCAATCGCACGCGACGGTCGCGTTCGGCGAGGCGTGGCAGACGACTCCCGAGACCGTCGAGCAGGCGCTCAAGGTCGAGATCACCAAGGAAGCAACTTTCTTCGAGCACATTTCCGGCGACGTGATGCGTCAGGCCGACACGGTCGGCGACGAACTGGCCTACGGTGAGGAAAAGGAAATCTGTGACGAGTTTATCGGTGCCACGAATTCTTACAACCGCAGCGGCACGTCGAACAACACGTACCAAGACACGTCGCCGTGGATCAACGACCACGCCAACGAGTTCAGCGACGAGAACGACTTGGACGACGCCAACGCACTGTTGTTGGGTCTGACGGACCCGGACACAGGCCGCGAAATCCAAATCAACTTGCTGCAAGTGTTCTGCTCGCCATATCGCGAGCGTGTGTTCCGCGAACAGTTATTCCCGTCGCAAGTGTCTCTCGGCACGCAGATCAGCAGCAGCGTCGCGACGCGCATCATTCAATCGCAATCGGCGACGAGTCAGGTGATGCGCGGCACGATCAAGGTCATTCCGCTCACGCAAATCTGGCACAACCGCATGATCGCGGCGGACGGCCTCGCGTTGTCGGCGGCGAATGCCAAAAAGTATTGGTGGGTTGGCGAGCCGCAACGTGCGTTCGAGTGGCACGAGAATTGGCCGATGACCCCGTGGCAGGCGATGGCCACGGAACTGGTCATGAAGGACCGCGGCCTGATCAGCGTGCACGGCGTCAACAAACGTGGCAAGGTCTACACGCGCGAGCCGCGGTACATGGTGCGGAACAAGAACGCTTAGTCGGCCGACACCGACAGATCCCGCGACGCACGATCGTGCGGCTGGCCCAACAGGAGTGCAGGCGATGGCGAAGGACAACAGACAGACGCAGACGAATCCGGAAATCACCGGGCCGGCCCCCTCGCCGGTCATTTCGCCGGCGACGCCGCCGGAAGTGGCGGCCGGGCCCGCGGTGGGACTGCCTCTCAAGGACTATCTCGTTTCGCTGCCGCGATTCAAAAGCCTTGTGAGCGATCCGAACGACAAGGACAAGAAAATCCTCGTCGAAAAGCTTCCGGTGAAGGCGCTCACCGAGGGCGACGCGATCCAGCAGTTCAACAAGTACAACGGCATCACTTCGACGATCCACAAGCACGTCGTTGAAGCTGCCTGAGAGTCCGCCGTTTCCGTCGGCCCGCGCAGGCGGCCGGTTTGGCACCCAACGCCTGCCGCGCCGCCTTTTTTCTTACCGAACGAGCAGCGTGACCCATGGCGAAGTTCCGCGTGCAATACGACGACGGCCCGACGCTCGAAATCGAAGCGGCGGACGCTGAACGCGCGTGGGATGAGTACAAGGCGCGGACGAAGACGGAAAAGCGGCCGGCGGGCCTGCGGCGCCGCATCGTGGCGGAGGCCAGGGGCGAGATCGAGCCGCCGGCGATCGAGCTGGTGGCCGGCGGGGAGTGATGCGATGGCGTTGACGGCTGAGCAGATCACGAACCTGGAAACGGCTCGCGGCAACCTGGTCACCAAGTACCTGGAAATCAGCGCGAACCCTAAGCCCACGTACACCGTCGGCAACCAGTCCGTGAGCTGGGAAAGTTACTTGAAAATGCTGCGGACCGAGATCGAGAACATCGACGCCATGATCGACGCGCAGAGCAGCGAGACGACCTTCGACGTGGTGAGCCAAGGCTATGCCCCTTGACCTGAGCGACGACTACACGATTTTCGACGGCGTTGAGACCATCACGCACCTTACTCCGAGCGGCTCGTCAGATTCAGTCGCCTACGCACTTCGACAGCCGTTCATGATCCAGGACGCATCCGGCGCCTGGATCGCTGACAGCACGAGAACAATCTGGCACCTGCCGGCAGACGAGATGAGCAACGATCCGCTGCCCGGCGGGCGGATCACGCAGAGCGGCGGCACGGCGTGGATCATCGACACGGCGGAGAAGTTGCAGTTGGTGGAGAAGTGGGAGTGTGTGTGTACGAAAGTGCCGACTGTGGGCTAAACGGACGTGGCTCGAACTGACTTACGAAGTGGTCACCGGTGACAACTTCGCCAGACGTGGCGGGGTGGCACAGCAATACGGCGAGCACACGATGTTCTCGTGGGTCACTGGCGTGGTGAGTGTTTTTCATTTGGACGGTCCGTACTAGTGGCAACACAGCAACAGATCCCGGTCGCAAACCTTCCCGCCTACCTGGAGGCAATGCTCGCACGCATTCGCACGTTGTCGTTCGCCCAGCCGCTGCAAAAGCAGTGTGCCGAGTCGGTGCGGTCGTTCACGAAACAGAACTTCGCACGCGGGCGCGGACCTGGCGGTGAGACGTGGGCGCCGCTGAAGATGCCTCGCCCGCGAGGGTCTGGTGGGCAAAAGCCGCTACGAGATACCGGGTTGCTGATGGCGAGCGTGACGACGCGCGGCGCCAAGGGCACGATCGAGCGTGTGACCGACCTGACGCTGACGCTCGGCACGAATCTCGACCGCGCGCTGATCCACCAGCACGGCGGCATCTTGCGGCCCAAGAGCGGCCGGGCGCTGGCGATCCCGCTGACCCGCCAGGCGGTCACGGCCGGCTCGCCGCGCCGCATGTCGGGGCTGGTGTTGGTGTGGCCACAGGGCCGGCGGGCGGGCTGGTTGCAGACGTCGGCGCAGGGGCGGCGGCAGCCGGTGCGTCACTGGCTGCTCAAGACCAGCGTGACGATCCCGCCGCGGCCGTTCCTGGGGTGGAACGACGAGATGGCGAATGAGCAGGCGGCGATTATCGGCGAGCATGTGGAGCGGGAGCTGGCACGGACGTAGAGGGCGGCTGGCGTGAGTACGTCGATTCAGCAATTGGCGATCGAGGGCGTGTACAACGATTTGCTTACGCTTGTGCCCGGCACGATCGGCGGCACGTTCAATGGAGTCACGCTGCAAGATTCGGACGTTTATAAACTCCGTGTCGTGTCGCTCCGCAAGCCTGCCCCGCTGACACGCTACCCCGCCATCGTGTGCGGCGCTCCGCTGGACGAGAGCGAGGTCCACGACGGCCCGCAAGGCACGAACATCACCGAAGAGATCGGCTATCCGGTGCTCGTCGCGATTGCCGCGCCGATCGTCGGCAGCGAGGCGGAAACGCTGGCGCTCAACGACGACAGCGACCTGTTTTTCAACTGGCGCGACATCATCTTGCGGCGGTACCACAACCAGTTGCCGTCGGCGGTGAGTGCTGCCGTGAGCACGGCGAAGGAATGCAAGGCGCAGCCGCGGGCGATCTTCGATTCGACACAGTGGAACGATGCGGGTCTGATGGCGTCGGCGGTCATGGTGTACGTGATGTGTGATCGGGAACGATCGTAGAGCGGCAGCAGCCGCAGGAGCAGTAGGCCATGTCGGCGAGCATGAACCACCAATCGAAGTTCGGCATCGTGGCTGCCGGCGGCGGCGCAGTAACCTCGCAGTACAAGTTCCGCAACTGGCAGTGGACTCGCGGCGACTCGATCAGCGAGGACGACGGCATTTCCGGCACACGGTCGCACCACAGCGAGCGCAAGGTGCAGAACGTGCGGGCGCCGGCGTTCTCGTTCGAGTTCTGCCCCAACAGCGTGGAGCTGGACACATGGCTGCCCTACATCCTGGGCGGCAGCGAGTCCACCGATTCGTTTCCGCTCGCCGAGACGCTGCCCGACTTCGACGCGAACTACGACATGGGCGGCACGCGCCGGTTCTACCTGGGCAACTGCAAGGTTGACCGCGCCGTTTTCAGCGGACGGCAAGGCGAGCCGTTGCGGCTGCAACTGTTCTGTGAGGCGTTGACGATCACGGACGATGCCACCGCGTTCCCGTCGCTCACGATCAACACCGTGCCGCACTACATCTACAGCGAAGGGGCACTGGTCGTGAACAGCCAGTCGCTGCGGCACCGCGAGTGGTCGATGGAAGTCAACAACGCACTCGTTAAGGACCGCTGGCTCAATTCTCAGACACGCATCTCGCTGCCGGAAGGCGACCGGATTATCACCTGGACTTTCAACGGGCCCTACGGCGACAACACGGCGCTGTACAACCTGACGCAAACCGGCGTGGCGTGCACAGCAACGTTCACGAAGGGGAACCGCTCGTTGTTGTTCAGCAGCAGCAAGGTGAGTTTCCCGGTGGAAGTGCCGTCTCCGGAGAGCGATCGCGGCGAGATCATGCTGCCGCTGGTCGGGATGGCTGCGAAGGACGGGAGCACGCTGGAGCTGGTCACGACCAACGACAGCAGCCCGTAAGTAGGGGGACCATGAATCGCCGCACACGGAGAGTGGGGCAGCAGGGACACAAGAACGGCGAACAGTCGCGATTCGGCCAAGACATCTGCCGGGGCGAGCGCTACACGTTCGACGAGTTCGAGTTCATGACAGCGATTCAGCGATGGAAAGAGACAACCGGCAACCCGCATCCGTCGTGGGCCGACGTGCTGCGGATCGCCAAAGCACTGGGGTACCGGAGGATAGCAGACAATGGCGACGAGCAACGGCAACATTGACGACGGCCACACGCGGCCATTCAAGATTGCGGCGCGGCCTGGCGTCCACGACGAGTTGACAGGCACCTATCGCGTGATCCATCCCGACGAGCGGCTCGCGCTCCGTCACCCCAACATGGCGCCGGACATGTACGCGGCCCGGTGCCTCGCCCTGGTCGTCAAGAACGTCAAGACGTGGAACCGGGGGTCGAACATCACAGAAGCGACCGTGCGTGCTCTCGATCCCAACGAGTTCGCGGAGCTGCTCGACTACATCCTCGGGTACAGCTATGCGACGGCGGACGCGGCCGAAAAAAACTCGTGAGGGGTGTGTCGCTGCGGCTGGCACACCCTGAATTGCCGACGTGCGACGATTGCCAGGCGTGGCAATACGACACGCGGACTTGGCAGCGGTTGGGCAACACGGACCGTGACCGCCGCGACCCGGGCGACCCGACGCCGTGCTATGCGTGTCCGAAGATCCCGGCCGGTGAGGATGCGACGCCCGACGTTGGCCGGCTGAGCGAGTTGACGCCTGAGAACGAGCTGGTGTTCGCTCACTACTTGCGGTGCAAGGCGACTGGGCGGTTTCCGGAGGATGGGCTCGTGGAGCGGCACGCGGGGCTCATTCGGATGGTTGAGGACCAGGTGGACAGGAACGCGGCGACGGACACGACGCACACGGTGCTGGCGGCGATCGCGTTGCTGGCGGCACGTGGCGGGGGTGGTG